TACTGGTTTGATCTTCGCAATGCGTGCGCGTTACGAAACTCAAGCAGGTAGTGAAGCATTCTACGGTGAAGCTGATACTGATTTCTCTGGTGCTGGTACTCACGCTAACGCGTTAGGTGCAGGTTCAGAAACAACTGGTACTGGTATGACTACTGCTGCTGCTGAAGCACTAGGTGAGTCAGGTACTCCATATAAAGAAATGGCGTTCTCAATTGAGAAAGTAACTGTTTCTGCTAAATCACGTGCACTTAAAGCTGAGTACACAACTGAATTAGCGCAAGACCTTAAAGCGGTACACGGTTTAGATGCAGAATCTGAATTAGCGAATATTTTACAAACTGAAATCTTAACAGAAATCAACCGTGAAGTAGTTCGTACAATTCATGCAACTGCTGTAGCTGGTGCTGTTAATACTGCAACTGCTGGTACATTCGACTTAGATGTTGATGCTAACGGTCGTTGGTCTGTAGAGAAGTTCAAAGGTTTAATGTTCCAAATCGAACAAGAAGCAAACCAAATTGCTAAAGATACTCGTCGTGGTAAAGGTAACATTGTTATATGTTCTTCTGACGTTGCTTCAGCATTACAAATGGCTGGTGTTCTTGATTATGCTCCTGCTTTAGGCGGTAACGCATTAGAAGTTGACGATACAGGTAATACTTTTGCCGGTGTTCTTAACGGTCGTTACAGAGTATACATCGACCCATTCGCAGGTGCTAACTACTTAGTTGTAGGTTATAAAGGTTCTTCTGCGTTTGATGCTGGTTTATTCTACTGCCCATACGTACCTCTACAAATGGTTCGTGCAGTTGGTGAAAACAGCTTCCAACCAAAAATTGGTTTCAAAACACGTTACGGTTTAGTTGCTAACCCGTTCGCGAAAGGTACTACTCAAGGTTTAGGTGCACTAGATGCCAACTCTAACCTATACTACCGTCGTGTAGCAATTGCTAACTTGTTCTAAGAAAGCATAATAATAAGGCAGGGATTAACCTGCCATTATTTAACAAGGAAGTTATTAGAGGAATCATTGCGATTCCTCTTTTTTTCACCTAAAATAATCTCTAACTGTTTTAACAAACAATTCAACGTTTTGTGTTGGTGTTTCCTTTATAATACCATGACCTAAACCACAAACCCAATTACTTGTGTCTTCAATAGTATCAAGCCATTCTAGTATTTTAGATTTTAACAATTCTTGATCTTCTAACAACATTAGTTTTTCATCAAAATTACCTTGTGTAAAACCATTATTAATATCTAATACGTTCGGCAAATCGACTGTACTATCAACACCAATTCCGTTAAAACCAACGCTTACAACATTTTCTAAACTTTCTTGTGGAAATCCTCGCATATAATAACCAACATCTCCAATATCAGATAATTTATGTAACATTGGTAAATATGTTTCGTTAAAGTATTCCTGTTCAATATTATTAAGACCACTATCTAGAATCATTACTCTATCAGCGCCAGCATTTAATTGTGATGTAATACTTAGTTTCAATAAAGGAATAATAACTTCTTTAAGATACATTGTTTTAAATTCAATACTTACTTCGTTAGGACCTAATGCATAATTCAATAAACTCCAAGGACCACCAACAAAACCTAGTAAATCTTTACTATCCGGTAATTCAGCGCGTGTTAATGCAATTGCTTTATGCTGAAAACTTAAATGGTTTATTGCGTTAGTTATGTCACGATATTCTTTCCAATTGTCTTCACTTAAATGTATATCAAATTTAGGACCTGGGTTAAATTCCATCGGTAAACCTAAACCTTCCAAATGCCATAATATATCACTGAATAGAATAGCAAAGTCAAAGTCGAATTCATTAATTGGTAACATAGCAACTTGTGTAGCTACTTCTGGTATTTTACACATCTCTTCAAAGGTGTACTTTTCTTTAAGCTTCATATAAGATGGTTGATAACGACCTGCTTGCCGCATCATCCATATCGGTGGACATTCTCTTTTCATTTCTTTACCTATAAAAAATGGCGGGATAAACCGCCATTGTGTTAACACTGAATAGTTATATATTTAGATTTTTTGTTCTAATCCAATAGGTGAAATAACAGCTTCTGCAAATTCCATAAACTCTTCATTGCGTTGTGCTTCTTCTACTAAATTAGACGCATGATAAATCTTTGCTAATTTATTAAAATCACGTTTAGGAATCATACATTCTTCTTTCATACGATCAGCGATTTCTTTTTGTAATTCTTTTTCAGCTTCAACTCGTGTCATTGAATTTGACATTTCTTTTAAAGCACCTTGAATCATTTTCTTTTGATCTTCGGTAATTACTGTTGGTAATGTATTATCTTCTTGTACACTCATTTACTTTTCCTCATTTAATAGTTGTGTTCTGTCATATAAAGTAGCATCATATAAAGTATCGTTCTTTCCTAACGTATCCCATACATGTAAATTTTCTGAGCCATATTCTCTTAAGAATTCTTGCCTTGTCATGTTTAAAGCATCTTCTCTGAGTTGCCTTAAATGTTCCTCTGTATTACTCATTTTTTAATCTTCCCAATGTTTAAGTAAAATCATTTCTTCACCTTTACCTCTAGTTTTAATATAACCATCTTTTATCATTTGGTCTATTACTTTTTCAACCAAAGTTGGCATTGCTCTTACTACGGCAGTTCTCCAACCTAGATAACCAAATATAATTGCTGTTATTAAAACTTGTAGTACTATACTAATTGAAAACATAAGTTACTCTTTTATATTGTTGTTTGATAAATGTATTATAACAATTTATACTGATTCTGTCAATAGATTTCTTGAATATTTTACAAACCATTCAGGAACCTCTCGTTTAGTCCAACTCATTTTAAATCTTTCTTGCTTTGTAACATAAAAACGTTGATAAGATTCTACTGGACATTCTTTAATACACTCAGGGAATTGAGACATTGCTAATCTAAATTTAGTTAATGTATCTGTGATAGTTATATTACGAGGAGGTCTAGCAAGGATCTCAGACATTTTAGTCTCAGTGCTATGGATTCTACCGTATCTATAAGTGTATTCCTTACAAAGAGCTATAAAGTGTTTATAATGCCACATATAGTTTTTATCAGACTCGGTAGTCCAAATAGTAGAAGGATGTTTTGTGTGGACAGCTTTGTAGAATAGATCTTCAGAACTTGACATATCATATCTAAGGATCTTTCTTCCATTCCTAGTAGTATCGTAATAAGGTTTTCCATCTAGGAGTCTATGGGCTGTAGAAAGCATTTGAGCACTCTCCACAATCATCTTAACGACGTGTTTATCGCACTGAAGTTGTGCAGCTTTAACTGGATCCCAGTCTAATAAAAATATGTTCATACGAAAAAGTGGTTCCTTAATCAACTCAACATGTATATAATATATCATGAGAGGAAAAAAGTAAACCACTTTTTTAGAACTTTTTGTTATATGGATATTATCCGTCAGATAAAGGATTATCCAATGCTTTCTGAAGTTTGTCTTCGAGATCTTTTTCTAACTGTTCCATTGCCGCACGTAGGTCTTTAATTTCAGAATCACTTCTGTCTTGTAGACGTTGTGCTCGATTGTCATAGTCAGTTTGTAATCTATCACGTTTATTATCAAAAGAAGTTTGTGCTTCACGAATCATAAGACGTAATCTATTTTCTAGTTCACGACTCTCATCTTCGACTCTATCAACCTGTTCTTCCATAGAAATCAGGTCGTCTCGCAAACCGTTTTTAATATCACGAGTATAATCAACTGCGTCGTCTAACTTGCGTTCGATAGCAACATTACGTGCTTCAACTGCGTCAATATCCATAACTTCAAGTTTCTCTGCCATTTCTTGAAATGCTTTGTATGACTCAAAACCTGCATACATTGTACCTAATATAGAACCGATTAAAGCAAATGCGCCCATGATAGTAGCAGGAGTCATTTTAATTCCAGCGATACGAAACTCTTTATTTGCTATTTCATCTTTAAGATCTTCAATACCTTCTTCGATATTTTCGGTAATATCACCTAAATCTTTATCTGACATTATTTGTCATCTCCTTCAAACATTAAATCTCGCTTCAGATTTCTTATTTCTTGTTGAAGTTTCAATACTTCTAGTTTGCGTCTTTCCATTTCTAATTTAAAAAATGAGTTACAATCAATACGTTCTTTAGGTGCACCAATCGGTATTGTAATACGAGCATATACGCCAATGTCTTTCATCATATCATTAGATGATGTAAACTCGTTTGGTAAACCAACATTACTCTGTAACGGGTCTTGTTGATTTATTACACCAACTACACCAAACTCGAGATTCGTTGAAGAACCTATTGCTTGTCTACAATCCATACTACCAGCACGAAACTGATCCGATGCATAACTCTGTGGTGATGTCGGTATATTTAAGTTAAGAGAACTGTTATCTGCTCTTACAGTAAACGATAATAACATCAATGTCAATATAATATACTTCACATTGTACTCACTTTATTTTAGAACATATCCTTGATGATAAAAAGGTAACACCTTGCTCACCTACTCTAGACTTAGACTGAGAACAAACATAAACTGCTTTACGTTCATCTTTCTTACGAATGTATACATCCACGCTCTTTCTTTCTAGATAAGCAACTTGCACTATTTTACTTTCTCCTAACGAAAACATAATAGGTACCCAGTCTTTATCGTACACCGAAACTTCGTAATGCTCTACATCTTTTCTGTTATTATACAATGACATCTTAGTGACCATAATGTTATTAAGAAAAGAATACTCTAACTTAGGATATGTTGGCGTCCATTCGTGGGCACTTGCGTACCCACTGAGGAAAACCATTAATAGTATTATTTTGCGATACATTCTGCTAGTACCGACGCACGATAAACACCGCCAGGAAATGACTTGTCATAACCATACTTTGCGGTCGACTCAATCTTGAACCATACTGAACCAGCAATTGTTAAATCGAACTCTGTAACATTGTCCCATAGAACTTTGTTAGTTTCGAATGCCGCCATCTCTGCATTAGATACTTCAGATACTTCAACTCTACCTAACCAATCAACTACATCATTCAATACTGGTGATGTTGTGAATTGATTCGGGTATGAAATCTGTGCTTTGTATGCATCTGCTTCAATGATATCGTAACGAACGATTGGTTGAACACCGCCACCTAACGGGTCGGTCGTTAGAATATCAGTTGTTGGTTGACCATATACTCCTGGCGTATCAGTAGTAATCACACATTTAGATGCAACATTACCAGTGATAGGTACTTCAGATTGTGC